TGGCACAGTCTCAGGCGGTTCATACACCGGTGGTAATGGTGGGACTGGGGTCAGCTCCTCTATCTCAGGATTATCAGTCACACGCGCAGGTGGCGGTGGCGGTCATGGTGCAGGTACAGGTGGTACTGGTGGCGCAGGTGGCGGAGGTAATGGATCGACAGGAACTGGGCCATGTACTGCCGGTACTGCTCTTACAGGTGGCGGTGGTGGAGGCGGTAGAGATCAAGCAGGAGCTAATGGCGGTTCAGGCATTGTTATTATTAGATACGCAGGATAGGGAGAAACATGGCGCACTTTGCAGAAATAGATGACGATGGAATCGTCAAACAAGTACTTGTCGTACCTGACCAACAGGAGCACAGAGGTCATGACTACCTTGCACTCGATCTAGGACTAGGCGGTACATGGATACAGACCTCGTACAACAACAACATCCGCAAGCAGTACGCTGGTATCGGATACAAGTACGATGCTGAGGCAGATGTGTTTATCGCGCCACAGCCCTACCCATCATGGACACTAGATGACAATCATGATTGGCAAGCACCGACTCCATACCCAGAAGATGGTGTGGTTTATGTATGGAACGAAGAAAACCTAGAATGGGAGGCTTTCGTAAATGACTCAATATAAACTCATCGTGGACTGCGCGACAGGTAAGCAAGAGTATGTAGCTCTCACACCTGCCGAGATTGCAGAGAGAGATCAACTAGCAGCTCAGGCTGCAGAGGACAAGGCACAGCGCGAGGCTGAGGCAGAGGCACTAGCAGCACTCAAAGAGTCTGCAAAGGCTAAACTGACTGCCGGTGAGCCTCTGACAGACGAAGAAGCCGCCGCAATCGTTATCTAGTCAGGGAGGTCGCTATGACAACGACCTATCGGTATCTCTTTGCCGATCTACTGACCAATGACATCCTCGCGGAGCTACCTCTCACAGGGGTCAGTTTTACGCAACAGCTCAATCAGGCTGGAGCACTACAGGGTCATCTCCTGCTATCAGGCATGGCTACTGCCGAGTTCAATGTCAATGCCTCGACCATCCCTGGTCGTACTGGTCTGTATGTAGATCGAAACGGCATCCTGATATGGGGCGGAGTTATCTGGGGGCGTACATATAGCAGCGCAGATCAGACACTCAATCTCATGGCTAGAGAGTTCGAGTCCTACTTTGAGCGTAGGCGCATCACCACCACTATAGATTTCACCAACATAGACCAGCTAGTGATAGCTCGTACCATCATGAATACCGCGCAGACTCCACCGGAGGGCGATATCGGAGTCATTGTAGGGACAGAAACATCGGGCGTACTGCTCTCTCGTACCTACTACGACTACGAGCTCAAGGGTGTCTATAACGCTATCCAAGACCTCTCTAGAGGTGAGGATGGTTTTGATTTCAACATTCAAGTGTCCTATGACCCCATCACAAACGAGCCACTCAAGACTCTGATACTCGGCTATCCGCGCACAGGTACTGTCTATGATCCGACTGACCCAGAGGCTCTCGTATTCGAGTTCCCTGCAGGGAACATCGTGGAGTATGAGTACCCAGAGGATGGAGCTATAGCAGCCAATACTGTCTATGCGCTTGGCGCAGGATCGAACGAGGGCAAGCTGATAGAAACAGCGCAGGATACGACCCTCTTGGCCGATGGGTGGCCGTTGCTAGAGGAACAGGCTAACTACTCAGATGTCACAGATGCGACCTACCTACAGGAGCTCGCTACCGGTCAGGTACTCGCAGTCGCCTATCCACCTACGACCATCAAGATAGTCGTACCGGCATATGCCACACCTCAGCTAGGTGACTATCAGATAGGTGATGATGCTCGACTTGTCATCCAAGATGAGCGATTCCCTGGGACACTAGATGCTATCTATCGCATAGTCGGACTCTCGGTACAGCCAGGTGAGGATGGGCCAGAGCGCGTGACCCTGACCCTGACTACGACTACGAACTGAGGACTCATGGCATATATCAATCAGCCCTTCGATCTGCGCATGATTATGTCCGATCTAGATCAGAGACTGCGAAAACTAGAGACAGCTCAGAGACTGACAGCTCCCAATGTGGACTTTGATACGAGCACACCTACAAATCCACGCGTGGGCGATATGTACTACGACACCGATGCTGACCTGCTCAAGTACTGGAATGGCACAGCGTTCATAGAGATAGCTGACAACAATCTGTCTCCGACTATCACGAGTGTCAATCCTGTACTGAAAACTGTGAACAACAACATCACCTACACCGGCACACCTGTGACAGTAGAGGGCGAGCGCGTGGGCAAGATGCTGACAGCCTATGCCGAGATACTCGGTACGACTGTCACCAACTGGGGGACTGGTCAGATTTACTTCACCCTTCCTGGAGGTTTCCCGACATTTGCACACGATGTCGTAGCTCCTGGATATATCACAGACAACGGCAACACCTACACCATCTTCGGACTACTAGCGCAGGGATCATCAGATATGTATCTGTGGCATCCGACATCCAACGGAGGATCAGATATCGTGGATTACAACTCACCGGCAGTTCTAGATGCCACATCTCAGATTATCCTCAACGGCGTAGCCATCATCGCGTAACTGTTATCATCTGACACATGACAGCGAACGACTGGGCAGGGTTGATACTTGCCTTCACATCTATCACAGGCTCACTAGCTATAGCGGTGCGGTTTCTTGTGAAGCACTATCTTGTGGAACTCAAGCCGAATAGTGGCTCATCTATGAAAGATCGAGTCGTTGAGATTGAGAAGAAGATAGACAAATTAGAGAGTCGAGTAGATGAGATATATGCTCTACTCGTAGCCAAACGGACAAAGAGGTAGGCATGGATATCGTATCTGTAGCTAGAGGCGAACTCGGATACCAAGAGGGCGCAAATAACGACACAAAGTATGGCAAGTGGTATGGGCTCAACAACAATCCCTGGTGCGCGATGTTCGTATCGTGGTGTTTCACACAGGTGGGACAGTCAGCATCAGTAGCAGCCTCTACTAAGAAGGGTTTTGCATCATGCGATGCAGGGCTCAAGTGGTTTTCTAAGAAGGGCAGACTTATCCCTATCGGTCAGGCACAGCCAGGGGATATCGCATTCTTTCAGTTTGATGACGATGCACAGCCAGATCATGTAGGCATCGTGGTCAAAAATGATGGAAAGAAGAACCTGTGGTGTATCGAGGGCAATACAGCCGCAGACAAAAGAGGCTCACAGTCAAATGGAGATGGCGTATATCGAAAGAAGCGCGCCTACTCTCTAGTCATGGCTGTAGCTCGACCTAACTAGGAGAAATATGAAACCGCAACACTTACAAGCACTCAAGTCAGCACTCCGCCACTTCGTACTAACAGCAGCGAGCCTATATCTCGCAGGAGTGACTGATATCAAGGCTCTCGGTTTAGCAACAGCAGCAGCCATCGTTGGGCCTGCTATTCGCGGCATTGACAAGACTGATCCTGTATTCGGGCGCATCGCTGATGTAGTAGATGTAGAGCTCGACAAACTCGCAAAGAAATCACGCAAGAAGAAGGCATAGACTTCCCTACCTCCATTGGGAAACGCCGAGGGGGTCAGACACGCACCTGACCCCTATCGGTATCTATAAAGGACTACTTGAGAGTCTGTGTTAGGGTATGCGCGGAGGTGGGATATGGCGTTAGGTGACACACTAGATGCGATGGCAAATCGCGCTCGCAGATCAACAGGCTGTGCATATATGGCTCTGTATAGCTCGCTATCAAAAGAGGATCAGAAGGCACTAGATAAGGCATGGGAGAGGCAGATGCCACTCAGTCTGATAGTGAAGGCACTCAGGCAGGAGGGACATAAGACCTCCAACGATGCCCTGAGAGCCCATCGCAAGGGCGAGTGCAAATGTCCAAAATAGAGAACATCCTTGCATCTCGGCAGGATGAGTATGGCGATGCGATAGACAACTTCGAGAAAATAGGCAAAATCTGGGGAGCTCTACTAGAGATAGACCCCATCCCCCCATATCAGGTAGCTCTGATGATGGATGCCCTGAAAACTGTCCGGCTGTTTCGATCTCCTGACCATGAGGACTCCTGGCTAGATAAACAGGGCTACACACAGCATGGATATGAGATAGCTACACGATGAGCCTAGAGGACAAACTCAACAGTCTCCCAGAGGGTATCGAGTCCTCTGATGTGAGAGAGCTACGATCTGTTATCTTCCGACTGCAGAAACAGCTACTCAAGGCAAAAACAAAGACAGACGACCTAGTAGAGGCGACCCATCAGGCTGCCTATGATGCGATGCTGACCTATGGGCCTGTCAAAAATGTGACCCCTCCGCCGGTGGATAAGCGCAAGGCGAGAGTCGAGGTAGCCCTGTGGCATATGACCGACTGGCAGGGGGCAAAACGCACCACGAGCTATGACTCTCAGGTGATGAATCGCAGAGTCCTACAGTTTGCCGAGCGAGCTGTACGCATCACCGAGATACAGAGAGCTGACCATCCTGTGAAAGAGTGTGTAATCCTCTTTGGCGGAGATATGGTCGAGGGTTTATTCAACTTCCCTACCCAGGCATTCGAGATAGATGCGACCCTATTCGAGCAGTATGTGACTGTATCTAGACTCTGTGTGGATGTAGTGCGGTATGCGCTCGCCCACTATGAGAGGGTGACAGTCGTACCTGAGTGGGGCAATCATGGGCGCATCGGATCGAAGCGCGACAATGTGCCGAGATCAGACAACTTTGACCGGATGTGCTACGAGCTAGCCCGACAGCTCCTACAGGGTGAGAAACGCCTGACATGGCAGGAGTGTCCAGAGGACTGGCAGAAGGTCGAGATAGGCAACTACCGAGCTGTACTGATACATGGCGATGAGATAGGTCGAAATGGGTACGCGAGCCCTGCGGCTATAGTCCAACATATGAATAGATGGAGATCAGGGGCTCTTCCCTGGGAGTTCCGCGATGTCTATGTCGGTCACTATCACACACACGCTGAGTGGCCGATGGCTAACGGACATGGAGCTGTATATCAAACAGGATCGACAGAGAGCGATAACAGATACGCAGGAGTCATGCTCGCAGCATCAGCTACTCCATCACAGCGACTACATTTCATAGACCCTGAGAAGGGGCGTGTCACGGCTGGATATAAGGTCTGGCTGGACTAGGTTAGGTCATCGGAGGAGGCGTTATGACACAGATGACTGCAGTATCCCTGTTCGCAGGTATCGGAGGCTTTGATCTAGCTCTAGAGCGTAATGGGGTCAAAGTCGTAGCATCAGTAGAGATAGACAAACACGCGCAGGGTGTACTGCGCAAACAGTTCCCAAACAGTCAGATACTAGGCGATATCCAGGAGGTATCAGGTGAGCAACTCATTAGCGCAGGATTTACTCCGCAACACGGAGTCATCGTTGGAGGATTTCCATGCCAAGACTTGTCTGTGGCAGGGAAACGAGCAGGGCTCGCAGGAGCTAGGTCTGGACTTTTCTGGGAAATCTGCAGACTCCTTGATGAAACGAAGGCGCGGTATTTCATCCTTGAAAATGTCCCTGGTCTGCTCACATCTAGTGGAGGACGGGATATGGGAGTCGTCATCGGGGCGTTGGCTGAAAGGGGGTATAGCATCGCGTGGCGTGTGCTTGATGCTCAATACTTCGGAGTCCCCCAAAGACGGCGCAGAATCTTCATTGTCGGATGTCTTGGAGACGACTGGAGAACACCTGCAGAA